AGAGGATAAAATGACAGACAGTTTTGATTACGACATTGGATTTTACGAGCGCGAAGTAGCCCGGTACGAAAAACTCTTGCTTGCTGTTCAAGACGAGCACGAGAAGGCACGGATAACCCGCTGGCTGCCAGTAATGTGTATGGTTTTACCACAACTGCTAAAGATGCGTACCCGGCGAGGGTACTTGATGAAGCGCGGGATGACACGAACTTTATTATTGTCCGGGACCATAATACCGAACTGAACAAGCATATGGTACTGTTCTTTGTGCGCAAGGATGTTCTGGAGATTGCGGGTCGGTTCCCGGATTTGCAGCTCGGTCCGTATACTCTCATGGAGTGGATTGGCCAAGACTTGAATGATATTGAGATTGATGCACCGACAGTGAGCAGTCCGTTTATCGGCTCTATTACCACCGTCGATAATGCATCACAGTCTGACAAGTTAGTGCATACCCTTCAGCAGCAGATTCAACGTGTGAAGAACGCACTAAATGGAAGGACGGTTAAGGTTGTTGTAGAAGTGTTCTAGAAGTGTTGTAGACGTAGCCTGGAAGTATGCGGGGGTGGTGGAACTGGCAGACACAGGGGCCTTAAAAGCCCCGGCCCTTAGGGGCATGGGGGTTCGAATCCCTCCGCCCGCACCAAGAAAGTTCTAAGAAAGTTCTAAGAAACGAGGACGTAAATGGCTATGCAGCATTTGACAGTAGACGAATTCAAGCAACTACTCGGAAAGATTCCTGACGAACGAAAGCGTTTGATGTTTGTTGTTGGATTCTTTCACGGGCTACGTGTTAGTGAGTTAATAGGATTGACCAAGGAGAGTGTCGCTGATGGGTATATTAACGTACAGCGGCTGAAAGGTTCTCTGAAAACTATCCAGCCGTATATCAAACACCCTGACCCGGAGCTAGATGAATACACCATGCTGGCAAAACTGTATGGTACTCTTAAGAAGAAGGAGCGCCTGTTCCCTTGGACTCGGGATGGGGTATTCAAGATGATGCAGCGGGCAGGAGCGGCAGCAGGTCTTCCGAGGCACAAGTGCCATCCGCACTCCCTCAAACACTCCTGCGCTATGCTGGCGATTAAGAAGATCGGAATTGAGAGTGTGCGGCAGTATCTCGGGCATAAGTGTTTGGGTAGTACCGGCGCATATCTCAGAGTCTCCGATGGTGAGGCGTCGGCTGAGTTTGCAAAATCCCTCGCATAAGAGCTTGCATAAGCGCTTGCTAACCTATAACCTATAACCGTAACAAAACCCCTTAGAACCCATTAAAGGATGGGCAGACAATTATGACAACGACTACCGTTTTTCACGACCATAAGCAACCGGCCCGAGAGCATGGGCGTTCTATTAGGTTCAATCGCCCTCCGGCCACAGCCACGGGTACTCACCCGGTGTTCCAGCGTTCGGTTCCTCGTCGTGCGAAGGCTTACAACGAAGTCTATGACGACATTGTTAAGGCCGGTGAGAGCGCCTTCAAAGCATGTATTCCCCTGTACAACAGCCCGTACCGGGACAATCCGCAGAAGAGTTTATGGCTGCGGGGTTACAAGCGGGCTGAACGCGAGTTCTTCGAACAGGTTAAACGGAGCAAGGCATTCCAGTCTACGCTGGAGATGGAAGAGGTAGACGAGTAATGGCAAAGACAAGGGCAAAGAAAACTAAAACCAAGGCCGTCGAGAAGCCTCTGCCAGATGGATTAGTACTCGGAGTCCTTGTCAGATACTACCGTAATGGCTGGCATGTGGGGAAGTTGGACAGTTGGTCGAAAGGGACTGCTAAGATACTTCCCCCATCCGTGCATGATACAGAAGCGGCGACTGGAAAGCGGCGCATCACGGTTTGTGCGGCTAACGTGGAGCCAATTGAAGTGGTAGCAGGGAGCGTATGAAACTCTTTGCGCTTTGCTTTCTGTTCGCTACTATCGCCGCCGCTGAGTGCCCTGCTGGCATGACCGCTGTCCCGCTGAAGACTATCGACCGCTTTCTGACTATCCCCGTTGCAATCAATGGCGACTCACCGCACAATTTCGTGCTCGACACAGGTGCTCAGATCACCACGCTCGATCCGGAAATATCTCATGGAACTCCTGAGATCGAGAATGTTTCAGTGTTGGGAACCAAGGGGCACGTCTCCGGGTACATGACGATGGTGAATTCAATCACTGTTGGAAAATCCACTTTGACCCGTCAGAGCATCGCCGTTATGCCCTTGGATGGTTTCAGTGTCAATGGTCGCAAGATTCAGGGGATTCTTGGCAAGGATTTTCTCTCAAATTTCGACATTCTGATTCAGCACGGAAAGACGGTTTGCATTAAGTAGCTGGCGCTTCAGCGGCGCTAAGAAGTCAGCGAAGGGGGAAAAGTGATGAACGGAGTGGAATTGATTACAGCCAGACGCAAAGTGGAAGATTCTCATGGGTTCGTCCGCGCTGTAGCATCGGAAGCCAAGCGGCGCGGATATACCTACGTTGGGAACAAAGAGACTGAAGCGCGACTGGCGCTTTACGGGAGAGTGTAAATGGCTGATATAGAAGAGTTCATAGGAAAGTTCGGCGGGATAACAGAAAGCTACTGGTTTTATAATCGTACCATTGAACTCCGGTACGATGTTAAAAACCACGTTTACCTTCTAGTTACTCCTGACGGGCAGCTTGAAGTACAGGATGGTGTTACCAACATCTGTCACATCATGGATAAGAGTATGGTACTAATCCCTTGGGCGTGCAAGATGATGCAGCAGAAGCTGATGCTCATTGTCCCAACGGTAGATGGTACTGTAATCCTGCCCAGGACCGAGTTTGAGAAGTTGGTTGCCGAAGCCAAGTCTGCGCACAAAGAGAATCTAGACGACGCAAGTAACATCGGCAACATTGCACACAATTGGATCGAGACGTATATTAAGGCCGTCCTGGCTAAGGACGACGGAATGATCGAGCAGATTCTGAATAATATGCCAGCAGAGGAACGGGCGAAGAATGCCTGTATTGCGGCCTTGGACTGGATGCACTCCCACAACGTGCGCTGGTTGTGTACAGAGCGTAAGGTTTATAGTAAGAAGCACAAGGTCGCCGGAACACTGGATGGTCTTTGTCTTGCCGATGCGTGTGATGATCCGCTGTGCTGTCCTAACAAGTTTAAGAATAGGTTGAGTATATGTGACTGGAAAAGTTCAAATTACCTTTATGCTGAGTACCTGTTACAGACGGCTATCTACCAAGAGGCTTATGTAGAAGAGACGGGGGAGAAGGTTACGGATCGTTGGATCGTTCGTCTCGGAAAAGATGATGCCGCATTCGAGAAGTGGCACTTAGAGAAGAACACATACAAGTGTGACCTAGCGGCGTTTCTGGCAGCTCTGAAGCTGAAGCGTAGCATGGACACAGTAGAGGCTCGGATGAAGGCCACAAAAAGCGCACGCAGTGTCCGTGTAAAAGCTGCTAAGAGTGCGGCTAAGATAGCAGCAAGTAAGATCAAGTGTTCTAAGGCTGACAAGTATAAAGGACAACGGAAGCCGACTTGTGGGTGTCAGTTCTGTGAGAACTTGTACCAAGAAGCGAAAAAGTCTAAGGAGCAGAGGGACGCGGATGCAGCACAAGCCAAGGCTGAGAAACGGGACAAAAAGGCGGCAAAGGCTTTGGTACTCCCGGAAATGTTGCTAGAAATTCTGAAATAACGTATTTGGCCCTTGACAACAGTATGGTACTTAGTGTATTATATACTTAAGATTGAACGTGAGAAGCAAAAGGAGATTTAGGAGAATATGGGAAACGAAAACGAACTTGCTATTATCGAAAACACGACTACAGCTATCCAACAAGGAGGTCTAGGGATCGACTTTGGATCGAAGCTGTTCTCTTTGAAGCCCGCAACTGTCAGCATCGTGCAGAAAAACACCACCATTGATGGGGCCGTTCCTGGAAAGCTCCGTATCACCAACACAGGTGACCAGTTTGACGAACTCTTCTGTACGCTGCTGGTCATGCCGACCGAACAGCGCCAATATCACATCGGTCAGCCGGGAGAACTCAATCGAACTCTTGAGAATCTAATGTGTTTCAGTCACGACATGGTCTCCCCCGACCCCAAGGCCAAGGTTCCACAGTCTATGACTTGCGCGAATTGCACAAAGGCTAGCTGGAATGCATGGCGCGAACATAAGGATAAGACCGGATTCGCTGATAAGAGTCTTATCCCGGCTTGCGATTGCAGTTACTACGTTCTGCTCTTGGATACGATCTATCGGTTGCCAATGCAGATGTACATTCGCTCCAAGGCGCGTGAGCCGTTCGAGCACGGTATGCAGAATCTTGCACGATTGATTGCGATGGGCAAGGCACAAGGCCGCAACCCTAACCTTTTTGACGTTAAGTTCCGACTGAGTACAAAGCAGATTCAGACCGGGAAGTTCTATAGTTACGTTCCGGTGTTTGCGGACTTTGCATATATCACAAAGGAAGAGCGTTCGGCGTTTGGAGAGATTTATCTTCAGTATATCAACCGTAACAAAGTCAAGGATGGGGAGCAAGAAGCTGCGCAGGCCGAGGCGGAAGCTGAGTCACAAGTCACATCTGCTCAGACTGAGATTGATACGGCGGTGGTAGACGGCGAGTACGTTTCTGAGACTATTAACGAACAGGGGGACATTGTAATCTAATGAAAGCGCAAGCTATCAATCGGGTTATGAAAGTGGTCACATGTGCGGCGCTGGTAACGATTCTTGTTGTCAGCGCTAACGCGCAAGATAAAGTTTATACTTGCGTGAAAGCCAATGATATACTCGACTGCGGGAGCCTTGGTCGTTGGCCGATTAGGAAAGCACTTCCTAAGACACCACACGTATCGCACGTACTGACCCCACAACAGCGATTCCATAAACAGTTCGATAAGATGGACGCACGTCGGAAGACATATGAGGCGACTGATTGTAACGCTCCTAACTTTGAGCAGATTGCTGACGAGTTGAAAACGGAGATGGTCGCGTTTGCAAACCTGTTCCCATCACTGCCGACCGATGGTAACTTGCCTCGGGACGAGACCCTGGCCGAAGGGTTTATGTCTCTAGTTGTGCAGGACATAATTGAGAAGCAGACGTGTGTAGATAAGGACCCGTCATTTACTAACAAGTTTGTGGACAAGTTTAAGGAATAAGTCAGAGTTCTCAGAGAAGAGTTTACAAGAAGCATCAGATGGAGATGATGAATGAGGATATTTCTAGCTGCACAATACCCACGAAGAGATGAGCTGCGAGAACATGCTAAGCGGTTGAGGGAGTTAGGTGTATTTGTTACATCTAGATGGCTAGTTGAATCTGCCCCTCTTGATGGGAATATGGGGGATGAGCCAGACGGATACTACCGGGCCGCAGCACTGATTGATCTAGCTGATATAGATAAGTCAGAAGCGGTTATCTTCTTTAGTGAAGACCCACTTGTGGGTGTAGTCCGTGGTGGGCGGCATGTTGAGTTCGGTTATGCTGTAGCACTAAATAAGGCGGTGTATGTGATCGGACCTAAAGAGAATGTATATCATCACCTACACGGCGTAAAGCATTATGACTCACTGGACGAGTTAATTGAGAAGGAAAATCTAAAATGGGAATAGTTACGGGGTTGGTTGAACCTACCGCTATGGTAGGGGAAGTAAAGGCCGGAGAAGAGGCAAAGGCCAGGAAGAGCCTTGAGAAGCTCATCCTATCGGTTAGTAGCAGCTCCTTTGATATAGGCATCTTGGCGCATCAGATTAAGAGTAAGGGATTGTATAGCGGCTTCACAACATGTCAGGACTACTTCAAAACGTTGCCGATAAAGCTTCGGAAACTACAATATCTTAGAAGGATTGCTGAAGTAGCCGATGCGCTGAGCATCCCTCGGGAGAAGTATGAGCCGGTTGGTGTGGCGAAACTGCGAGAGATTACCAGTCTTGATTTGGACGGGGTATGGAAGAATCCTGAAAACGGCCAGGAGATTCCTTTTAAGGATTTTATCACTGGGTTTATTGAGAAGGGCAAGGAGATGCCCTTGGACGACATTAAGCGTAACGTTAAGACTCTAAAGGGACTTACTGGGGAAAACGACATTATTGTAATTCACTTCGGAGTTAAGCAATCCGTGCTTGACAATGTGGTTCGTCCTGCGTTAGACTTAGCTAAGGCAAACTTAGGAAGTGCAGGCAAGGACGACGAAGGGATTAGTTTTGACGCCAGTGATGGGCGTGCTTTGGAAACAATTGGCGTAGCATATTTGATTGATCCAGCTAATACAAACACGGGGGAGACAGGAGAGTAACGTTGGTAGAGACAACTGATAAGTCTGACAAATCTAAAACATTTACCAAGAAGAATACCAAAGACCTATACATCGGCACATCCACCTGGAGAGATGCTATTATCAAAGAGTACGATGAGAAAGAAGCGACGTATCTCCGAGAGAATCCAAGGTCAATCTCTGAAGAAGAGTTCAGGAGAGACCGAGCAATGTGGGTAAAAGAGCAGTAAGCAGTAAGCAGTAAGTTGTAAGAAGTCAACTCCCCCGAGAAGAGGTAGAAGGGAGGGTATCATGCACAATCTGAAATCATGCCGTGCATTCTCTAGATTTCGCTGTGAACATGCCCCAGCCATTACAAAAGGCTTGGTAAAAGGTAAGAGCAGTCATGCCCCCGGTCCTGACTCAAAACATGAAGGCTCGCTAAAAGAGGTGCTTGAAAAGATAGAGAGTCTGGATAACCCAAATACCGACATATTTCTTTACACGGCTCTCAAACCGGAAGAACAGCTACTCGCGAAGCGGTGGGAGCCACGTACTAAGTACGCTGGGGTAAGCATTCTGTGCCTCGTCTCGCTGTCCGTCTTGTTGCTTTTAACCACACACGGTCTCGGAATAAGCCGACTGCTTATCCAAAAGGAAGGAAAACTTATGCAATCTTTTAAAGACTTGTTAGTAAGAGTTTCACAAGAAGTTCGGCTATTTTTGTACACATTTACGTGGCCTTATTAATGGCTCTAGATAAAGCGTTAGTAACTAGGGTATTTATCAGGGACAGGTGGAAATGTCGGCACTGTAAGGATCGAATTGTCCATCCCCACCATGTCATTTATAAAAGTCAGGGAGGTGTGGATGAGCTCTGGAACCTTTTATCGCTCTGCCCACAATGCCACCGTGCGGCCCATGATGGGCATTTGTTGATAACTGTCTTAGAAGTACTTGATGACGATGTTAGTGTACGTTTTACCCGTGTAGGAAACTGGAGACCAACTTAATGCCCCTAAGACCTAAACAACTCGAAGCCTTGTCGGCTATCACGTCTAACTACCTGAGGGGAACTCACCGTCAGGTAGTTTCGGCATGCACAGGCTTCGGGAAGACTGTTCTTTTCTCGCATATCCCCGAGGCTACCAAAGAGATACTTCCTGGACAGCAGGTAGTTCTAGTCCACCGGGATGAACTGTTGGACCAGAATATTGACAAGCTGCGTAAGTACAATCCGTCCTTAAAAGTCTCGAAAGAGAAGGCTGAGCACTTTGCGGACCCGGATGCGGATGTGTTGGTAGCATCGGTACAGACTCTTGGAAGAGAGGGTTCCAAGCGCCTTGATAGGTTCAACTGGGATGTGATTACCAAGATCATTACCGATGAGGCGCATCATGCGACTTCAGACAGCTATCAAAACATATACGCCAAGGCAGATGTGTTGAGACCTGATACTCCCAAGTTGCACGTCGGCTTCACGGCTACTCCTAACCGACCTGATGGCAATCCGTTAGCCACTACCTTTGACAAGATTGTATTCAACTATCCACTGCGCGAGGCTATGGAGGATGGCTGGGTAGTCGATATGAAGGGCGTCAGGATAGACACTAATCAATCGCTAGATGGTGTCGGAACAGCCGGAGGAGACTTTAAAAGTGACGAGTTAGCAGCGGTTATTGACAACCCTGAACGCAACCAGATTGTCGTAAAGGGCTGGCTTGAGTACGGAGAAGGCAGGCAGACTATAGGCTACACTGCCAATATCCTGCACGCACAGCACCTTGCCGATATGTTCAAAGAGCACGGAGTAAAGGCACAAGCAATTTGGGGTGATGATCCTCTACGGGCGAAGAAGCTAGAAGCATTCCGTAGTGGTGAGATTACTGTCCTTTTGAACTGTGCGCTGCTGGTCGAAGGCTTCGATATGTGGCAGGTTGGTTGTATCCTTCTGGCATCACCTACTAAGAGTGGTATTAAATACACTCAGGCTGTTGGTCGGGGATCGCGGTTGGAAGAGGGCTGTCCGAATCTTAACGAACTTATCGAAGATTGTTCTATGCGTAGCCACAAGTTTAAACGTGACTGTGTAGTAATTGACTACTGTGACTTATCAAAGCGTCATAACCTTACCTGCCTTCCGACCCTGTTTGGGTTACCAGCAGGATTAGACCTTAGAGGTAAGAGTGCTCTATGGGCTGCGGAGACGTTGGAAGATGCACAGGAGAAGTTTGCCCATATCGACTTCACTTCTTTAAAAGACATTGACAAGTTAAAACTTTATATCGAGCAAGTAGACCTGTTCTCGGTAAAGGTTTTGCCAGAAGTTACGGCCAATAGCCATTTCGTCTGGCATTCAGCCTTGGGAGGCGGGTATATCATTATGCTGCCGGAGCACGGTTCGGTAAAGATTACTCAGAATCTTCTTGACAAGTATGAGGTTTATGGTAAGATTAAAGACAAGACATACAGAGGGGAGCGGGATTCGATTGCCGATGCCTTTGCTGTAGCTGATGGGCTGGTTACCAAACTCTGCCCGGAGTCTTTGAAGCTGGTAGAGCGTGGGGCGTCCTGGAGAAAGATGCCCCCTAAAGAAGATCAGATGAAGCTTCTCCATAAACTGTATAAAGGAAAAGAAATCTCGACGAACTTGACAAGGGGAGAGGTAAGTGATAAGATCGGGGAAGCATTGGCAGGAAAGAAGCCAAGAGTGGTCCCGGCATGGGTTAAGAAGAAACTCAAGAAAGAAATCTAAATGACAGACAGACAAGAACTTATTGATGAGATTGATGGGTTGAGCCGTCTCGACCTGTGCAGGGCGTGGAGGTTCGCACCCGTCGGCCACAAGTACTTTACCGACTACGAAATCGGCCAATACTTTCACCAACGCTTGAAGGACGCTGGTGGCTTTTCCCCGGAGATTAGCAAAAAACTTGGATGGGAAGATGCGCACTTTGGAATCCCAGTCGAGGAGTTGAGGTGGTCCGGTGTTACGTTTCACAATGCACCGATAGGATTGGATAACGCGTGATGAGTATCGAGAAGAAAGCAAACCACCAAGTGAACATCGTGCGCATTACGGAGATACTGACGCACACAAACGCCAACTCATTGGAGATTATTCCCATTGGAGAATACCAAGCAGTCTCCCGTAAAGGACAGTTCAAGGTTGGTGACTTAGCGCCATGTCCGAGGGTTGGGAAGGGCACAGCTCAAGTTTGTCAGCAATTCTTACTTAGAAAAGGACAACAAATGAAACAACTAACAGTACTCGATGGGGCGGCTGCGGTCGCCCTTGCTTTTTTGGGTTGACTGTTGTATAATAAGGAAACGATGAATTCACTAACGTTACCGGAATCTTTCAGCGGCTCAGCCGCACTACAACTTGTACAAACACAGGGATGGAAGTTTAAACTGGGGAATCTCCCAAACATTATTCTAGCAAACTGCCCGTATTGCGGCAAAGAAGACCATTGCTGTATGGAAATTCACGGGTCCCAGTCTGAGCAGAAGCAGAGAGACGGTCTGTTCCTCTGTATGCGGTGCTCCAAGTCAGGCAACCTGTACTCTCTTAGGCAACATCTAGGGCTCGTTACGCCCGGTGTATCGTCCCAGGGCGAGTGGGGGAAGTCGGAACGGAAGATGGACCCACTCCCGGATGCTGACGCGTGCCACGGTGCCTTAATGGCCGACGACGATGCCTTAGATTATCTAGTTAACATCCGGGGACTGTCTAAAGAGACCATTATCCAACAGAAGCTCGGAATGAAGGCCAAGCACTACTTCAGAAACGTTGGTGGAGAAGTCAGGGCGTTGGTAATTCCTTATCTCATTAACGGGACTTGTGTTTGGGCGAAGTACCGGACGCTCCCTGACCCGAATGACTTGAAAAAAGTTCCAAAGGATTTTAGCTGCCCGACTGGGTACGATGCTGCTCTTTACAATGGCGAAGTTCTTAAGGATGGGCTAAAGGAAGTTATCTTCTTCGAGGGGGAGTTGGACTGCATTGCAGCGCTCGATAAGGGAATCCCCAATGCCGTCGCGGTGCCAGGAGCTAACATTAAGAAGGCCGAATGGCTGACACAGATCGACGCCCTAGGACTGGACAAGGTATACATTTGTTATGACCTTGACAAGGTAGGGCAGAAAGCTGCTCAGGAGCTGGCCTGCCGGATCGGAATTGACAAATGCTACAAGCTTATTCTGCCACAATTTGAAGTAACTACTGAGAAGGGTGAGGTTCGAGCAGGTAAGGATATTAACGAGTGGTTCGTATCTGGCGGAGGAACGCTTGAAGCATTTGAGGCATTAAAGCAATCTGCACAGCTTTTTGATGTGAACGGAGTAGCTAATACTTGTGACGCTATTGATGAGTTTACAGAAGAACTTGATGGGAAAGGTGCAGGCCAAAAGTATATTTGGCCACCTATTCAGGATATTGCACAATTTGACGAGGGTGATTGCATACAAATACTCGGGCCGGGCAAGCAGGGCAAGTCCACGCTTGGACTTAACCTTCTCGAATATATGGTCAATGAGTATAATGAAAGTGGTGTTATCATATGCTTGGAAATGACACGAGCAAAGCTTGCTCGAAAGTGGGTATGTCACAAGGCAGGGATTGCGGATAATCTTCCTAAGGCTCCGGAGGATGCAGCCGAACTTACCCAGCAATTCAAAGATGCGATACCCGTAGTTAAGGAGTTGGCTGCAAACCGAGAAGGGGATTTACTATTCTGCTATCCTGCATACCAAACCGAGGATGACCTTTACAAGCTGATTATCGACATTATTCGGCGCTACGGTGTTAAGTGGATTATGCTTGACAATCTACAGCTTTTGTGCGATAATACTATTAAGAATAGGAATCGGACTCAGCATTTGTCCGAGATTAGTAAACGGCTTACGAAGATCGGCAAGGACTACGGTGTGCAGATGGTAATTATCTTGCAGCCACACAGCATTGGGGAGGGGAAGCTGGCAACATCTGACAGCGTAGATGGGTCTTCTCAGGTTTCCAAAGATTGTGACTTACAGCTTGTTATCAACCGTATTAGGATAGGAGAGGTGACAAAAGATGCATTCGCTCAAGGCGCTTTTATCCAAACTGAAGGAACATTTGGACCCGAAATGTTGGTGTCGGCGAGTCTTTCTAGGTACAGCGCAGGAGGAACAACAACTCTTTACTTTGATGGAGCGACTAGTACTGTTCACAAGCTTACAGATGGGAAAATTGCAGCTATGAACGCGAAGGCTAACCCAAATGTAGGTTATGCGAAGCAACTAACAGCAGCTAACTTATCTTTGGATGCTCTTAAGGTAGCCACTGCTCCAGCTACTCCAGCTACTCCAGCTACTCTAGTCACACCGGATGAAGGAGACATTATAATCTGATGATTAATTCCGTAACGGTAGCCCAAGTGCTCAAAGACCATCACCCGAAGTCTCCTAAAGAGTTTAAGGAGAAGTGTGGAATGAAACTTATGAAACTCGGAACTGGGTTGTACAGGTCTACTTACAAAGTAGTCGGTGTGTCAGTGGTAATTAAGTTTCCTAACTATATGTGTGGGGTAGACAAGTCGGAGTACCATACTTACCGAGATGAAGTCTACCATATGATTTCGGAGCACCGGGCTATCTCTAAAATTCTCCGATGCAAGCGTAAGTATCGGATGCTCAAGCAGTTTGTTCCAGACGTTTACTACTTCAACCGGAAGACTGGGGTAATTGCTACTGAGCAGTGTGTAAAACTGAGAAATTCTGACGTGTCTATGGCAAAAGACATGCTAGTCCACTTAGTAAATGACATAGTTGAGTTGACATGGGCTGCGCGGGGCTGTACTGACCTTCATTCTTCGAACATCGGGGTGTCACTATCAGGGGATTTGAAAATTATTGACTTTGGGTACTTTTATGAGGAGGCATGACCAAGCTTACAAAAAAAGAGAAGGCAAAGGACGCTAGACTTCGGAGAGAATACCACGTAACACTTAAGGAACACAACAAAGTCTTTAAGTACCAGGAAGGAAAATGTGCGATTTGCAAGCGCCCGGTCGGTGACTTCCATCTTGGGTTCGCAGTTGACCACGATCACCTTACCGGCGAAGTTCGCGGGTTGTTGTGCTGGACATGCAACAAGGCACTCGCTATCTTCGGGGACAATGTAGACAGGCTGCTATATGCAGCGGCATACTTGGCAAACCCTCCCTTCCGTGTTATATTTGGAGAGCCAAGAATTACCGCTCCTGGAAGGGTGGGGACAAAGAGACGAGCTAAGCTGTTAAAAGCGATGAAGAAGGTAACAAAAAGTGTAACGACCGGCACTAAAGCTGCCAAAATAGCAAAAAGGAAAGGATGACAAAAGTAGAAAGGCAGTCAATGAATAAGCGGGCATTTGACGAGATTATCGGGGACCCCTACGCAAAGCCCGACCCCCTTGAGGGACATTATGCAGCACTAAAATGCCGGAGTTCGGTATCTGTTGCCAACATTGATTCGGCTGGTCACGGCACCAGAAATGCAGCCAGCCCGAACGCACTAGACTTTTTCTGCGATGTGGAGAGTGCCGTAGATGACGCTCTTGAAGTTAGCGGGTTCACACTTTCACAGTTTATCAACACGTACATTGAAGAAGATCGGTCTAAGTACATACTTACGCAAACGGAACGAGCTGAGATAGAGCAGGTAGTAGGACGAATACTAGTTGCTCGTAAGATCAGTCCGTCCAGCAAGTACTTTACTGCAATACGAAAGGGATAAGTAGAACAATGAGTAAACAAAACGAAGTTGACCCGTCGGTTTATGAAATTCAGCACGCTAAGACGCCTGAAATGAAGCAGATGCTTCTCCAAAAGTACGGAGCTATCCCGCCGAAGTTGACAGAAGATGAACGGAGGTTGTGTGATGGGTCTGACAATTAGATTGTGGGCAGCTGACCCTGAGACGGGAGACTATCCTTTGCTAAGGTTCCTTTGGTGCATACTTTGGGTAGGGCCTATTTGTCTGACCATACTTTTGTTCGTTTTCTTGACCTTTGTGCAGGGTGGGACTAGCGCTGCTAAGGAAGCCTGGGAGATGTTTTATGAATGAGGCATTTTACGGAGAGCCAATCGCCCCGTTAATTCCTATTAAGTCAAGAAAGCCTAATAGGACAATTCACCACGATAAGGTACAGATTTGTGGGCACAAGTATGACGGAAGCCGCCCACCTAATACCAATTGCGAGAGCTGCTGGTTCACTTGGTTTAATATCCACGGGAAGTTGGTGCAAGCAACGGAAGAGGCTTTTCAGAAGTATGGAAAGGAAATGGTTGTTGGAATCCAGGGAGAGAAGTTCTTCAAGATGTGGCTTAGATTCATGGCAACAGTGGCGAATATGAAAAATGTGATTACAGGAAACTAGGAGAATAAGTGGCAAAGAATGCGCTTGCCGATTTGGCAGCAATGGTATCAACGAATGTAGGAACTTCCCCCAGCGCAGGTATGAGCGTTGGGGGCGTTTCTGTTTCTAACAGTTCTATTGAAACTGTTAGTTCTAAAGTGGTAAAAGAGAAAGAATCGAAGAATTCAAGTGTATTAAATACCAAAGAGGACAAGTTTGCGGCGTTAAAGGCCGTCGAGAAAGCACTAAACAAGCAATTTGATACTACTTTATCTATTGTCCGACTAGGAGATAGGGTCGGTATTGACGTGCCAAGTATATCCACGGAACTGCCCACTCTAGATTATAATGTGCTCGGCTGCGGAGGCATCCCACGGGGACGGATCATCGAGGTGCTGGGACCTGAGTCTAGTGGTAAGACTACACTCGCGTTGCACCTTATTGCTATGGAACAGAAGAACACAGAGAACTTGTGTGCGATTGTTGATGCAGAACATGCAATTGATGTGAACTATGCTGCTAAATTAGGCGTCAACGTGGACGAGTTGTTAATCTCACAACCTAGTAGTGGGGAAGAGGCCCTGGAAATAGTAGAGGCGCTTATTGATAGCTCTGCGGTGAGTCTGATTGTAGTGGATTCAGTAGCAGCTCTTACGCCACGCGCTGAGTTGGACGGGGAGATGGGGCAGGCTAACATGGGCCTTCAGGCGCGGCTAATGTCTCAGGCATGCAGGAAGCTAGTAGGGAAAGCTGCTATGCGTGGAGTAACTGTCCTGTTTATCAATCAAATCCGCATGAAAATTGCCGTAATGTACGGCAGTCCCGAGACAACCACTGGCGGAGTCGCTTTAAAATTCTATGCATCTGTCCGTCTGGATGTTCGGCGTAAAGACGTTATCGGACCCAAGGAGCAGCCAATCGGCCATGTTCTGAAAATTAAAGCCATTAAGAACAAATGTGGCTGTCCGATGCGGGAAACCTTGGTAAACCTTCTATATGAATCTGGCATTGACACCTTCGGGGACTTTGTCAACTACGCTGTCTCTCTGGGCGCTATCCACCAATCTGGGGCATGGTATGATTTTAAAGGAGAAAGGTTGGGACAGGGCTTGACCAATACAGCCGAGTGTGTTAGATTGAATAAAGAGCTGCAAACGGCTATCAAGGACGATGTAGCCAGGATTCGAGCGGCTCAGAAAGAGGGTAAATGAAGACTACAAATACGGTAAAGCATTTTACAGACTGCCGAGACGCGTTAAACTGGGTTGACTCTTTGGCGAAGAAGGGGCTAGCTGGACTCTTAAGTGCGGAGAACACAGGTAAGGACGGGAAGAAGGTGACTTGGTGCGTCACCTGGGTCACCTGGAAAGAGAAGGAGACGATTTCTCCTAAAACTATCGTCAAGAAGTAATTGAAATAAATTGAAAATAACCGTTGACAAGTGTATTAAATACTGATAACGTAGTAAATGAAAGGAAGGAAACATGGCAAATAACAATAACCAAAATCAATCGAAACGTGGTGGTAAGGGCCGTCGGAGCCAGGGTCCTGTGAAGTTCACCGGGGTAGCGGTCTTCGTCTACACGAGTACGTGCTGCGGGGCAGTTGCTACTAAGACACCCTGTATGCGTTCCAAAGAGGATCACAAAGCTGGAACGTTTAGCTCTAGTCCGTTGGGGACGTGGCACTGCCCTACTTGCGCTAGCAAGTGCAAGGTAACCCGTACTCAGCCGAAGGCTGCTGACGTGAAGAAAGAAGGCTGACAATGGTTATCATGGCGTGCGTATTTCTATCGTGTGTGTTTCTATATTGCCTCGTCCGCTCGAACGAGGGGCGATGACACTAACCGATTGCGATTCTGAGAGTTCAAATCCTTTGGACGATCCTTTGGACGACGTGGACACCTTGTACGCGCACCTGCGGGAGCTATGTGATTCGTTCGAGAACTGTGCGCTCCTTATGGGGGCGAAAAGCGAAGAAAAAGCTTCTAAGGTGAGGGCCGTAGTGGAGGTCTTGAAGCTAACTTTGGACAATAAGGCACAGTATACTGATCCAGGATTTCAAGACCGCCTTGCGAAGATTATTGATGAAGCTTACCAAGAAGGAAAGAAAGAGGTCGGATGCGAAGAGTAGGAACCATATGTGTTTTTGAAACAGACGACGGGGTGCATGTACTACAAGCATCCTACCATACTAAGAAGTACGATGAGTTGGAAGGGCGTGGGGAGACACTTGCCGATGCCCTGGAAGACTTACTTTGTAATGTGGAGGACGTGCCGGAATGAACAATCCTTTGATACAAACACCACCTATTACAAGCTTCGATGAATATCAACGGGCAGCAGAAGACACTGCCCAATATCCCAACAAGGGCAACGAGTTGCGGTATCCAGCTATGGGGCTTGCAGGCGAGGCTGGAGAGGTCCTGGAGAAGGTCAAGAAGCTTTGGCGCAATAAGGGGATTACATCCCGAGCCTTTATGTCGGAAGAGGACAGAGTTATTCTTCTTGCAGAACTCGGAGATGTGCTCTGGTATGCGGCTGCGATGGCTACCGAACTTAATTACCTGCTATCCGCAGTCGCCACAGCGAACATTTCCAAGCTGAAGGACCGGGCAAGCCGGAACGTTATTAAGAGTGAGGGGGATACACGGTGAAACTTACTGAAGTTGAGAGCAATGACGTATTCGTTGCTAAAAAGGACCTTGACCGTCTTTTTAGCGGTCCTATGTACGACCTAGATGACACAGTGCATAACGCCCGGAAAGCCGATGCGCTTCATGGATATAGAGTTCTTCTGGACGTTATTGAACGGCTGACAAGTGAGCCTGAACCAAAGCCAAGGTCACACGTACTTAATCGACCAAATGATCGACCAAAACGGCATCCTAATAGAGACTAAAAGAGAGGCCCCGCCCTAGGCAACTAGGATGGGGCCTTACTTGTGTTACCTAAGCGGGCATACTCCGCCTTCACACTCCAGTCCTTCTAAGAGTTCTCCATCTTCTGCCCCAGCCTCATCAAGTTCAATTGGCTTGACCTTACTTGCCAGCTTCTCGTACTGCTCCCTGGTAATTGCTTCTTTGGGAGCCTGCTTAAACCCGTGGTCGTTGTGGCATAGGAAGCTGATAGACTTGATGTATTGCAAGTTCTGCGCCAACCATTCCTTAATCTTGGGAATATCAATGCGCTTGTAATACACCGTTACCGAAACTGCCTGATCGGACCAATGCTTCTGTGCCATCTTGAGTGTGTCGAGCTGCTTCCAAGTGTCCCAGTCCTCGTCTGCCACAGGGTAGCCGTTGGGTGCTCGGACGTAGAAATCGACTACTAGCGTTTGAGGGTCAACACTTCCGTCAAAGCGTATTTGAGGCTCAATGCGGTGGCCTGCCGCACGCAGCTTGGGAATGAGTGGATCGTTAGCTGCCACCCTTACACGCTGAATGATATAGCGGCTATACGCTGCGTGGATGCCCTCATACCCATCACAGTCGAGGACCTTAGACATGGTTCCTGATGGCTTAACAACCGTAGTCCGTTTGCTAAGAGGAATGTCCAATTCCTTACTGTACTTCTCATCTTCGTCTTGAATCGCCGCATATGCCCTATCTAGTACTTCCGGTACAAACAGTGGGCTGGACAAACACCCAGTGATTCCATTCCCTGTTCTGCGGTTCTTCCTAATAACCACATCGCTTAACGGATGGTGGTAGTCTTCCATAGTGACTCTCTTTGCATATCGCTGCATAAGGCGTGCTGCATGAATAAACTCGTCTTCAGACTCCATGTTGCAGAGTGCCATTTCTGTGAGATTACATGCTTCTCCGTTTTCTAAAGTAGCTTCCGCGCAAGGGTTAACCCCCACCGCATCGTCAGGCTTCAGTTCCCCCATCCTGCCATACTTCTGTATGTTAGTCCTGTTAACAATCCCAAAAGGCTCTCCTTGCTCATATGTCTTCCAGAACAACGGGTGTACATCCTCAATGTCGTCACAGACAATGGAGTAATTTGCACAACTACGGTGCGTTGGAATCTCTCCGAGGTCCCAGCGCTTAGCTTTGAGGTAATTCTTATCCCAGCAGTCCCCGAGAACTAAGCATGCAGACCTGCGAACGTTGCCGGAAACTACCATCTCCGCAATCGCAGTTAAAATGTCCGAGGCGTCCAACGGGCGCATCGTCTTACCCTCTCTCTCTAGAAGAACACTGACTAATGTCTTAACGAATTTTACCAACGGTAAAGGCCCAGACGCGACCCCTCCAAACCCTGCGATAGGCTCTCCGTACCCACGAACACAAACAGTGGAGTACGTGAAGGACCTTCCTGTCTCGAAGAAGCTCTCTAACACTCGTCGGGTAAGTTCACACCATCCTTCCCTACTGTCAGGCACAATAAAGTCTGCATCCTTAGTCGCTTTGTGTATAATATACACGTCCTTCTTAACTCTTGGCAACTTACTTACGAACTGGTGCTCAACACTCAACCCGATTCCCCCGCCAAGCATCAGCAAGTCCTGTGCAATAACAAAATTATTCCAATCGTTTGCCGTAAGGAACCAGCAGTTGCACAAAGCCGCCCCTCCCACCTTAGCATGGGCGGGCGCACCGGAAAACCAGTACCCACGACCAGCCGGACCCGCCTTGCGCTCGTTGGCAAGCCGTATAAGCTCCTTCACTTCAGCTTCTGGTACATTCCTGCCCTTTACATTCCCCATGATAGTGCGTTCTACCGTCTGGCTCCAGTTCTCCAGATACCCGTTATCTTTCCTTGCGTATGTGCGTCTTGCCACGATACGCGCTAAGTTAGACCATTCTTTCATTCGTTCTTATTCCCTTGTGTATTGTTTACTAGATTGTACATAGACAGAAAAAGCAGGGTAACCCGAAGGCTACCCCGCATACTTCTTATTAAATTGTTACTAAGAACTACGGTGTTACTATTGCGTTACTGTCTTTCCTTTAAATTCTTCCTCTTCTGCGATACGACGCCTAAGCAATCCAGCTACTACTTGATGACCGGCTGTATCCCATCTAGGGAACTGATCGGCAGCAGCAGCGAATTCCTTGTTCTCTACCATTTTCAACAGCGTGGATTTGTTCAAGGAGCCGCACCCGAGATTGTAGGTAAAGTCACAAAGAGCATCAAATTGCCCTTGAGTCACAGTACAAATCATCCGGCTGTTAACAAACTTAACAGCGAAGGCTATATCTTCCTGGAGCCATGCTTCAGCTTGCGCTTGAGTACAGACCATTCCCTTGTGAACACCCTTAGTATGTCCATAACCAATTGTCCAGACTCCTGTCTGATCCTGGTAGGCTGCTAGCTTACAACCCTCGAATGATTCCGTTAGGGCAAGTCCTTGTTTGCTGTATTGCATGATCCTCCTGTGACTGATTACTGATTACTGATTATTTATTACTGAAGTATGGCAGGGGATGAAGGAGTTGAACCCACACGATACGGCTTTGGAGGCCGCTGTTCTGCCAATTGAACTAATCCCCTATGGAGCCGACGGAGGGATTTGAACCCCCGACCCTCTGATTACAAGTCAAAAGCTCTACCAGCTGAGCTACATCGGCGTTGCTAACGTGTTACTAATTACCAAATCTTTGGAGCGGGATACGTGACTTGAACGCGCATCTTCGGCTTGGAGGGCCATTGTTCTACCATTGAACTAATCCCGCTGTATTAAATACGTCGCTGTCCTATTGTGCCTTCCCGTGATTTTCAGCTGGACTAGCCCCTGCTTGAATGTCGTCATAGAGAATAGGAATCTCTCTCTGGAACTCCCCAAGCAACGGGATTGATACCTGTAGGAACTTAGGATGAACTGCACTGGTAGTTCTCTGCAACAGCAAGTGTCTCCACGCTCTAGGATTACCTGAGACTACGACAGTTGTTGCTAAACAGTTAGGGAGAACATCACGAGCAATAGACGGAGAGCAGCCGCTATCGAGAAGAGCAAAGTACCCGCTCTCACCGGTGTGCGCTGTGTTACTCCAAGAAAGGAACTGACTATCAGTTAGACCGATAGGCTTGATAACCTTAATCTCTTTGCCAAACCGCTCTTGGTTATATGAGCAATAGCGCGTGGATTCTTGGCTGTACGACATTAGACGGTGGCGAACGAGTTCATGTGAAACTCCTCGGTCTACGCAGAACTCTACCGTAATGCTTCCGTGTTCAAACACTGACATATGACCAGAGGCAAGTAACTTTGGAAGCAGCGTCTTATAGCTGTTACCTGTCTGCTTGCCTTCAGATTTATAGCATGTCCTTGCTGCCTTCTCAATTAGTCGTAACAACTCCGCTCCGGTTCCCCCGGAGATGGAGATGATCTTGGCATAAGGTTCTACAATGTGCATTTGGGTTACTTTCCTTTCTTAACGCCCGAAACCTTCTTCAAACGCGGGTTAGCCTTCACTGCCTTTGCGCTCGCCTTGCGAGCAGACGACGCGAGAATCTTTGCTGCGCTCTCAGACGAGACACCAGACTTCTTTGCGATCTTATTCTGTGCGGCCTTGAAGCCGATATGCTTTACTGCCTTTGCCATGATATTCTCCTTATCATATTCTAATACTGGTTCCAGGTCAAGGATTCGAACCTCGATACGCGCCTTCAAAGGGCGCTGTCCTGCCGTTAGACGAACTTGGAACATAATACTTTGGTGGATCGGACAGGCATCGAACCTGCAACCTATTCCGTGCAAGGGAATTGCTCTCCCGATTGAGCTACCGACCCAAACTCAAACCTACATAACGTAATCCTTCTTCTTCAACTTCAGCGGGACAATCAGCACACCATCTTTAAAAAAGCACTGACCCGACCATTCCTCAAATTCACTCCAGCCATTGTTTTTGGCATAAGGACAGTCTACATTACCTGTGAGCGGTTTGTCAAGTGTTACCTTAGCTTTAGTCTTACTTTCTTTTGGCATTTTTCTTCACCTTTTCTGGCAACTTTTTACCCTTTGTAGGCTTGACCCACTCCTTCAATGCCTTCTCCTTCCCGCCGAACTTGTCTGGATGCTCCATGATAAATCCGACTTGCGCTCTACTTTTTGCTGGCATCTGCTTCAATCTCCAATTCCTTCTAGCTCTTTTTCAAGCAATGCGAGAGCACGCCACGCCATCTTGCCAGAATGCCGAACCCCATCACTATCAATTTTACCACGTTCTAGAAAGTGACGAATAAGTGCATCGGCCTCGTCTGTAGACTTCTCCCGAGCCCAGTGTAGCGGCTCACCGGGGTTGTGCTGATCGTTTCCAACCTTACTCACCCTAGCAATCTCTGCCAGCGCCTTCGGGAAGTAGTCCAGTACTCCCGTAGCAATAGGAGTTGCTTTACGCTCTGCGGCGTCTGTTGGCAGGATGGATGTTTCAGATGCAGGAGGAATGAAGTTTCGTATTTCGCGTTCCGTTCGTTTTGCGGGTGCTGTTTGTAGAATTGACTTCATATTACTTCCTCCACTCCCAATAAAGTCCTGCACAAGCTCCTGCGGGTCTACTATTACAACAAAGTTACACGGGTGCCAGCAGGATGTACACACCTTATCTCCTGCCCAGTTACTTGTCACTGGGCTATAACAGCAGGCTGAGACTATCCTAGCGCTCATGTCTCCCTCCGCTGGTGAGCCCGAAACCACACTACGAACTTCTCCCACCATCCATACCTCCGAACGACTGCTTTAACAGCATCCCTCCAAAGTAGCTGATAGACAGTTCCATTTTCGTGCAGAAACCTGTCCCCAATTTCGAGACTGCATAGTGCGGAGCTAGGGCGTAGTTCCACGAGCCTGTTACATATGTTAAACATAGTTATCGTCCTTTGCTTCTCCCTCAAAGAACACGTCCCACAACTTGTTCCACCAGTACCAGCGTTTGACAGCAGCAGCGGTAAGTGTTTTCCTAGTCAACTTATAAAGGTGACCGTTCGACAATCTAATTAGGTCCCCTACAGCAGCTTGCTTAATCATACAGTGATCTTCGAAAGTCGCCAATTTAACCCATCCATTTACAAATAAACTCATATTTTCCTTTCTAAAGCACTTCTAAAGCACGCTAAGTCAAGCTATGTCAAGTCCCACGCCACCCAATTGAAAATACCATGCACGGGATGTGTCATAAATGATACTTGAGCCGGATGGCAGTTCCTGCCTAGCATATGATCGAACTCAGTAGTACCTGTCAGACAGCCGTTAATAAGGATATTTCCTGAAATGATTGCAGGCACATGAAAGTGACCCAATGAGAGATAATCAAAAGTCTTATCCGTGTTCTGCCGCTTCGTCGCTTCCCGCGCCTTGTCCCTGTCCAGACCATAGTACGGGATACCCGCTTGGCTTACGATGTGATGGCCATGTGAGATAAGAAACTTCTTACCAAGTACATTGGCAAGCAGCTTAGTACCCTCTCCAAGCATAGTCTGCACATTCTCATGGTCCCGGAGGACCTCATTGCAAATTACATGAGACAGGTATCCGTAGTTGTTAGCAGCACCTTGTTTAGCTTGGCTCTTACGAGTCAACCGTCCGTGATTATCGGCGCTCATCTCCCACACTGTAACCTTGTCAAAGTGTGCGGCCAACTGCGCGATAACTTCCGCCAGCAACATACCAGCTTTTGCAGCCGCAACGGTAACGCAAAACTCGTTGGTAACCTCAAGCTCATAATGTATGTTTCCAGAGACAATGTCTCCTTCACTAAACACATGCAACTCATTGATTATATACCCAGCCTTACGGTGCATTTCAACCCACTCGGTTACCTTCTTAACCAAGGCGAAGATGCGTTTCTCAGCAATTGCAAAGTTGTATACTCCAAAACCTTCCGTCTCATTGGCATTGATTACTTCTCCGATCTGCCAGTCAGACAACTTGATTACCGCCGCAACAGGTGTCTCCGCATTAGCGTCAGCAACATCATATGTATTTAATACACGAGGATATGGTTCCAACGCTACTACCGCTGCTGCAATCTCTGATGCAATCGACTTGAAGTTTCCTTTCTCCTTCAGATAGGTCTTCAAGGCGGTTTCTAATCCCTGAGCCTTAGCCTTCAAGTATGCCACATCCGCTTGAGTTTCTATAGATGGTTGTACAACAACTTTAGCCTTTGTCTCACAGGGAACAAGCCCCTTTGAGGCTAGAATAAAACTACTGAATGTAGGAAAAAACTTCTGCCATGATGCTTCGGAGTACTTTCCGCGTCCCCTGTAAAAGTTACGTGTGACCGCCCCGTACTTGTCGCACAGGTCCCTCATGTCCACAATCAGAAGCTCTTTAGTAACCTCTTCCGAACTAATCATCTTCCTCCGGTGAAACTATCGACGCATATTGCTTAGAATTCGTGCAGCCGGGGCATCGGTCTGGGGAATTTACACGTACCTGGGCCGAATTAAGGCCACATGGGTCAGATGCAATCCTCTTCATAGAGACAAATTTGTGTCCACACTTGTAAATCGTTTCCGTATCTGTTGCCTTAGTCATCTTCCTCCGATGAACTCATTATACCACAGTTCAATATTTCAACGCAAATGTAAAGGTCAGCACCCCAGCCTCTCACATGTAAGTAAAGGCCGTCCTGAGCCGGGATGCCAACCATTCCTCTATCATACCACGTCTATCCCTGTCTGTCAACTCTTTTTTAGCTTTTCTTTTGGCTTTGCTTTTTCTTTTACTTCTTTTAGTTCCCGTAGAGGGTTGGCTGCATTTGCCGCAGCTCTCCTAGCCCTGGCCGGTCTTGCTCGTTGCATTGTTGGGACATAGAACGCCCGAAAGTCACTTCGCAATTCTCGCATCTCATTGATAAACGAAGTGGTTTGAGCGTCAATGCTTGTGTGCAACTTATCCATCTTCCCATTAAAATCTACAATCCCGGTTTTCAACTCGACAAAATCCTTGTCGCGTATCTCCTTAATCCAAGCCATCCCTTTAAAAGCTGTCCAAAGAAGGGCCACAAGGGGAGCCCAGAATTTAAAGAATGTATACACACCAAACCACGTAAGAGCTGCTACCATTACATCTTTCTCCTATGAAACGATTAGCCGATTAGCGCAAAAACATTAGTGAATTCATATCTGCCGTTTTTTTATGTGTGTTCAAGTCCCCTAATATCTTATCTTTGAACCATTCGTTAGTAACCTCACAGTTGCTGTCAAACCAATACAGTGCTCCGTTAGAAAGGTCCTTTGCGGAGCCGTCAAAGATGCCTTCAACAGAGTGCAGGAGCCTACTGGCTTGAGGCTCCCACAATTTAGGCATTCCAGTGCGCAGGGTAGTCGCACTTTTGTTAGGGAGGTCTTCTATCACCTCTAGACACGACCCCCAACCTGCCTTAACACGGTTCATTATGGTGGACATAATTGCTTCCGTTGCAAGTGTTCCGCCATAAGCATTACCCTCACGCCATGCTGTCAAGAACAAGCACGCTTTTTGCATATCGTCTGGTCTAAGCAAAGTTCTCCTTTAACATATAACATGCAACATGCTAGCGGGTGTTCCCAGTTTTCAGATACTCTTCCATTTTTTGCATGAGTTGAAGTTGTTTTGGAGAATACATGGTATTACCGGACTCCTTTTGTCCCGCTTTACCATTACCTTCATTTGTGATCCAACCCCTTATGTACGCATCGTAGGTAGGATTTCCACGAGTGTTCCTGTCACCATTCACATCGTCCCACCACGTTTTATGTTGGTCTTGTCTCTTCAACTCTTGTGGAGTGAAGTTTTGCATGAATTGAGTGCGAAGACTGTTCCAATACGGATCGCTCGACATTCCGTGCATCAAGTCACCATAAATAGCCTGCTTTAATGCAACGGGGTTTTTCTTCAAGTCATCACTGTAAATTTCCAGAACATTTTTCCCTGGGGCAGGAGATGGATAATCTGGATCACCTTTGTCGGATGGGCTCCAAAACTCTAACCCGCCCCGCTCCTTAAGACCGCGCTTAGCTCTATCTCCACTGGCAAATACTACAGATGTATTACCCGCGTTGAAGTTTTTAGCAAGTCCGGGATATTCCTTCAGCACTTTCTCCAAAACAGGGTTAATGGTCTGTGGTGCTTGCAGTTGTTGAGTAGGGAGTAACGCTAGTATCTGTACTAGCGTTACTCCCTACTGTTTTGGGGTTTCGCTATTCCCGCCGCCTCCGTTCAGGCTGTCAGCCGCGCCCGTCATAGCGTGTTGAAGATAATTAACTCCTAGACCAAGCCCGCGTCCTGCGGCATATCTAGTACC